GCGAGCGAGGGGTGGCAGAACGCAATTCCGAGCGACCGTTCGATTGTGGCAAAGTTCCATCGATCGGCGGCCGGCGAGGTCAAAAACGGCGCAGATCTGATTTACAGACAGATCGGCACTGTCCGTAAGTCATTGATATTACGTGCTGTGCGGCTCGAGCCCGGCGGATTAGTCGTCAGTTAGTCGTCGTGCAGTAGGCAAATAGAGGCTGCGACCAGGTCCGATGATGTGCTTGCCGGCTCAATGCAACATGCATGCAACATGCGTGGAGAAACCGCGCGACATCAAGCACTTATACTATGACCAGCGGATACGCTATCCGTTGGCAGACCCCCTGGTCCCAGGTGGGCGCGCGCCCTGGGCCCGAGCGCCGATCGCCGCGTCGCCGATTTCGACGTCGCACCCCCCGCCCCCGCCCCCCACACAAAAAAATAGAAGCTGCACAGGAGGTTACTGATGGTTATTCCAGCGAAACCGCAGGGTCGGCTGCGTTCGGATCCGGTATGGGCGTTATTTGTAGCGCGACTTTCTGAGGTGGGGCTGACGGTTAAGGAGATTTCGTTACAGTTGGGTGTGAGCGAAAATCAGGTGGTGAATTTGCTGGGTTATGGGCGGCGGCTGGTAGCGGTGCGGGATTTACCGTTACCGTCGTTATTGGCGGTTGCGGAGGGGTGTTTACGGCAGCACGGCGTCGAGCAGGAGGAGCACAACCATGAGGAGAGTGGCGATGATGGCGAGGCCGGCTAGCAGTTCGTCGAAGGTCATGGGCAAGGCCACGTTAATGCCGTGATTGGTGGCTCGGATTGGACCGCCGCCCGACCGAGGGTGTCGGGGGATGGGGTGATCGAGCGGCGGCCGTGTGCGCTGGGGCGTCGGGGGCTGGGGGGCTCATGAGTGACGTCCCAGCGTTTAGGAAAGTAGCGCGGCTCGCGCCCGGTTCCAAGTTATCTTCTAGGGTAGCGGGGCGTTGCCTGGGTTCATCCACAGTGCATTGACGGTGTTGTAGCCGTGGCCGCACCAGTCGTCGGCATCGACCACTGGCCAATTGATTAGTGGGCCGGCGTCTGGGGTGGCCGAGCGTTGCCAGCGCGCCGGGTAGTAGCAGCAGCGCCACACGCCGTATTGATCCTGATCGGAGAAGTAGCAGACCGAGCAGCTGTCGTTGGCCGGCGGCGGTTTTTCTGGCGGCGCGGCGGGTGTGACGTCGGTCATGTCAGGCGCCGCCGCGGGCTAGCAACCGCGCCCGTTTGCGCAACGACGAATAGACGTTGAGCGGCACGCGGCCGCGAGCTTTGTATTTCGGCGGCCGGGCTTTCGGCCCATGGCGCTTGGTAGCGCGGTGATTAAGCCACCACATGCGATTGGGGTTGGTCATGGGTTCGCCTGGTTGGGCGCCCCGGCGCGTGATCCGTCGGAGTAGCGTTTAACCGGGGCGCCCGTTGCGATCGCACTGGGAGAGCGACCGCTTTGTCCACTGTACTTCGCTTTACACGTCACACCAAGCGGCCTAGTTTTGCCGCGCCTGGTTCGGGTGTTGTCGTGCTGCCCGCCAGGCCGCGTGAGTGACCGGCCGGCCCGCTGCAGTCCGCAATGCAGCGGGCCGTGCTTAACGGAGGACGACGATGGCCGACATCGCTTTCAACGCCGACAACAAGTTCGACATCCAACTGTCCGATGCGCTGATCAACGAGCGCCGGCTGGCGGAGATTTTCGAACAGCTCGATCTGCACAAGATCGAATTGAAAACCGAAACCTGGCAGTGGCGCCGCACCGGCAACATCTGCATCGAGTTCCGCCAGAACGGCGCGCCCTCGGGCATTGCGGTGACGCAAGCCGGTTGTTGGGTGCACGAGCTGCGCGACGACGCCGGCGTCACCATCGTCTACCTGATGTTTCCGATCGAGCGGTTGAAAAGCCTGGCACGGCGCGCCTACCGCGAGGGCCGCTTTCACTGCGGCGGCGGCGACGGTGACCGCTTCGACAATATCCTGGTGCCGCTGCGCTGGATCCTCGATCCGTCAATCACCGCGCTGCGTGAGGCCGAACGCGACCCAGCCGAGCCAACGCCGCGGTGAGCGCCACGGCCCGCAATATGCTAGATAGCCGGCATGACCGGCGACTTGCCTAAACTCAAGCTGGCCCCGTTCCCGCGGGCGCGGTTTCTCGATTGGTGCAAATCGCTCAAGATCCAGACCAAGGATCTCGGCCTGGCGCCGTTCAAGCTTTTGGGCACCCAGCTCTACGTGTTGGACGAAATCTGCGCCGGCCTCGATGACGGCGTGTCGACGTTCGTCATCCTCAAAGCGCGCCAGCTCGGCATGAGTACGTTTTTCATCGCGCTCGATCTGTTCTGGGCGTTCGAATATGCCGGCTTGAGCGGCGCATTCGCCACCCACTCCGATCAATCGAAGAGCCTGTTCCGCAACATCATCAAGGTGTTTTTCGCGCATCTGCCGAAGAGCCACAAAATCAAATACACCACCGAGAATAGGGACATGCTGATACTGAAAAATAACAGCATGTTCGCCTACCTGGTGGCCGGCACCAAAACCAAGGAGGTCGGCAGTCTGGGGCGCTCCGGCGCCTTTAATTTTCTGCACGCTAGCGAGGTGGCGTTCTGGGGCACCGAGGAGGACAAGCGCGAGCTGATGGCGACCATGTCGACGCATTATCTGCATCGGCTGCAAATTTTCGAAAGCACGGCGAACGGTTTCAATCACTGGGAGGAGCAGTGGCGCGCCGCCAAAAGCTCGCCGACCCAGAAAGCGATTTTTGTCGGCTGGTGGCGCAACGAACTCTATGCGTTCGCGCAGAGCCATCCGTGGTATCGGGTCTACATGCCCGACGGCGAGCACACCGCATTGACGCCACTGGAGCGCCGCCGGGTGCGCGAGGTCAAACAGACCGAGGGCGTCGATATCAGCACCGAGCAGATCGCCTGGTATCGCTGGAAGCTGACCGAGGAGATCGACGGCGACCAAGCCAAGATGGACGAAATGTTTCCGTGGTTGCCGGATGATGCGTTCGTCGCCACCGGCGCCAAATTCTTCACCAACGAAAGCTTGACCAGGGCGATGCGCGCGGCGCGCACCGCGCAGCTGTTGGCCTACCGCTACGTGCTGCGCGACAAGTGGCTCGATACCGGCGTGGTCAATTGCCACCAGAAACAAGCGACGTTAAAAATCTGGGAAGAGCCGGTGCCGACCGGAGTATATTCGATCGGCTGCGATCCGGCCTATGGGTCAAGCGATGAGGCCGATCGTTCTGTTATTCATGTGGCTCGCTGCTACGCCGATCGTCTTATCCAGGTCGCCGAATTTTGCACAACAGAAGTTTCCACCTATCAGTGTGCCTGGGTGCTCGCACATCTGGCCGGTTACTACCGCAACGTTTCCGTCAATCTGGAAATATCTGGGCCCGGCACCACGGTCTTTGATGAACTCAATCGTCTGCGCCTGGAATTAAACCAGACGCCGGCGCTCGACGCCAAGGACCAGCCGGCGATCGCCAATGTGTTGGCGGCGATGAAGTATTACATGTTCAAAAAACCCGACAATCCGTCGGGCACCTTGGCCTATCAGTGGCGCACCTCGTCGGCCGAACTCAAAGCAATCCTGCTCAACGGCTTCAAGGATGCCTTTGAGCTGAACCGCCACACCGTGACCTCGCTGTATTGCCTGGAGGAAATGAAAGGCATTATTCTGGAAGCCGGCGTCATCCACGGCGAGGGTCGCAAGAAAGACGATCGCGTGATCGCCGCGGCGCTGGCGCACGAGATGTGGCGGCGCTGGATCCAGCCGCGGTTGTTCAATTCCGGGCTGACCTACGCGGCGGTCAACAAGCACGACGTGGTCGGGGCCCGAGCCAGGTCGAGAAGATCGCCATCGATTACTTGCGTCGCGCCCGCATCCTGGCGCCGGGTCAAAACGTCGGAGGCCGCTGATGGTCACGCCGCGATTGCCGATCGAACAACGCAAGCGCCAGCCCAACGAACTCATCCGCAACGACTATGAGCAATACGACGACATCCGCCGCCAGCTCCTTCGCTTTCGCTACGCGCCGGAATTTCGCGGCTACGGCAAGCGGGTGCCGATGGTGCAGTTCGCCGCTTTTGCCGGCGTCACCCGGCAGTTGCTCTATCACATCATGACGCGGCACTATGCCTGCGGCCCGACGCCGCAAACCGCGGCCCGGCTGCGCGCCGCGATCGACGCGGTGATGACGCACGGCATCCGCTGGCGCCGGCGCCGCGATTGGATCCCGGTCACCCCGGACGGCCGCGAGGCGGCGGCGTTTCCACCGCTCAAACAGCCCGAGATCGCGCCGTGATCGTGCGCTCTTATTCGTGTCTGAACCGGCGCTGCCAGCATGCATTCGACAGCACGCTCGATCATCCGCCATGCCCGCTCTGCCGCGGCTTGCGCGTGCAGTGGGTGCCCAAGCCGGTGGCGATCCGTGGCTCGCGCATGGCGGCGATCGACGCCACCGCGCGCGGCCTGGCCGACGATTTCGGCCTGACCAACTTTCGCACGCCCGAGGCCGGCAAGCCGGCCGCGCTGGCGCCGCCGGCGGCGCCGAACCAACAAAACATTTTCGAACCGCAGAAGGGCTGGCGCATTGCCATCCCCGACGATGCGCTGACCGGCGGCGGCCACGCCGTGTGCGCGCCGGCCGGCGTCACCGCCAAGGTCAAGGTCGATCCCAATGCCGGGCCGTTGAAAGAAACCAACGCCAAGTACGGCATGGACGAGATGCGGCGCCACACCCGCATCGAGGCCACGCACCGACCGAAAGGTTAGCTTGCTAAAGCTTTGTCGAAGCCAGGGCACCAACAGTAACCAGCGATGATCATCCCGAGCAAAGATCCGTTCCGCATCGAGAAATTGTTGGAGATCCGCGATGCCTGCACCGCGTCGCAGAACGAGCGCCGCGAGCTGTACGCGCGGCGGCGAAAATACGCGATGTTCGGCTCCGACGATTACCGCCAGGTTCGCTACAATCGTTTGTTTGCTCACACCGACCTGGTGGCGAGCTTTCTGTTCTCGCCCGACACCGCCAAATATAATCTGGCGCCGCCGCGCAATTCACCGCCGCTGATCCAGGCCCAGGCGGTGGCGCTGCAGGACGAGTGGAACCAGCAATTCCGCGACACCGGGCTGGCTTATCAGTACGCGCTCGCCGTGCTGTGGGCGCTGATCTACGACACCATGTATCTGAAAATCGGCTACAACCGCGACCGCAAGCGGCTGACCGGCACGCTGATCATGCCGAACGCGATGGGCGTGTACGACGAGATGGAGCCCGAGCTGGATAACCAGGAAGCGTTTTGCCACAGCTATCGGCAGAACTGGGACCGCTCGGTGCTGCAATTATATTCCGCCGGCCTGGCCGACCGGGTCGCCGACCTCGGCGTGTCGCAAGGCACGCCGATCGAGGACATGCCGCCGGTATTAAAGCAACTCCTGATCACCCAGACCGGCGGGCAAAATCTTTCCGGCAACCTGATGGGCCAGGCGCCGCTCGATATCCAGCCGGTCATCCTGTACGAGCCGAAATCAAACATCCCGACCGTACAGTGGCAGGAGCTGTGGGTGTGGGACGACGTCGCCGAGGACTACGCGATGTTCATCATCGCCGATCCCGATATTCTGATTACCGACAGTCGCGAGAGCATCCGCAAACGCCGCGACGCCAACGCCGCCAAAGCACTCGCCAAAAAACTCAACGGCGGCTCGCGCGACGCCGGCGACGACGACGACACGCCGTCCGACAGCAACGAGTTTTTGCCCGGCGAATATCCGTTCGTGCAGATCACGCCGTACACGCTGCCGGATTACGCCTACGGCGAGGCGCACTCTGAGCGGCTGATCCCGCTGCAGAACTGGACCAGCGAACGGCTCGACCAGATCGCCGAGGTGCTGGAAGCCCAGGTCGATC